ACCGCCGTAAAGCCCGGCGGGCAGTCGATGATGACATAGTCATAGGACGGCTCGTCGCGCATATCGCCGACAAAGTCCGCAAAATTTTGGATCAGCTTGGCGTCCGCGGTCGCCGCCGCGACGTCGAGCTGCAGCAGGTCCATGCTGGCGGGGATGATGTCCACGCCGTCGACCTGCGTCATCCAGCAGTAGCTGCCCCACGTATCCGGATGCGTAAAAACGTCGTAGAGCTTCGCCGGCGCGTTTTCGCCGCCAAAAAACCGCGTCGCGTTGGCCTGCGGG